GCTGATTATAGTTTAGTCGGGACATTATTACGTCAGTCAACTATCACAGAGGCTGCCAGTGGGACTCATATTCTCATAGCTAACCTAGGTGTGAGGGCACCTATTATAAACAATGGTTCAGGCTCGACAACAAACGCTTCTACTGTTTATATTGAAGGCGCTCCAACTGGAACAGCGTCACCTACTAATGTATACGCTCTATGGGTAGATGATGGTGCAGTTAGAATTGACGGTACAATAGAGTTAGGCAACGCTTCAGATACAACCCTCTCTAGGTCTGCTGCTGGTGTTTTAGCTGTAGAAGGAGTCGTTGTACCGACTATTTCAAGTACTAGCACTCTTACAAATAAAAGAATTGACCCACGAGTTGTGTCAGGAACATCTTACACCACCTCAACAACAATTGACTCTGACGCTACAGACCTTTACGTGATAACCGCACAAGCTGGTGCTTTGTTATTCAACAACCCTTCAGGGACTCCAGTACAAGGTCAGAAACTAATGATAAGGATTAAGGATAACGGTACCGCACGTGTTCTTACTTACGGTTCACAGTTTAGAGCCATGGGGACAGCTTTACCATCCACGACTGTTATATCCAAAACTCTCTATATGGGTTTCATATACAACAGTACGGATACGAAGTGGGATTTAGTCGCAGCCGCCCAGGAAGCATGATATGGCAATAGCTTACGTAAATGGAGCGAATAGTACAGCAACATCAACCTCACTTACATATGCGGTAGATTGTACTGGCGCGACTATATTGTTGGTTGGATTTAGACTATCTTCAGGTACACCATCAACTGTAACATATAATGGAGTCTCAATGACTCAAGTTACATCAACAAGCACAACTTATGTTTACTATTTAGTCTCACCAGCAACAGGTTCTAACAACGTAGTAATAACACCATCTGGCTCAACTACAATAAACTCATGTGCTGTTTGCTATTCAGGGGCAGACACTTCTGGTCAACCTGATGCGTTCAACTCCAATAGTTCAGTCGCCACTGGTTCGGTAAGTGTTAACACAACAACTGTAGCGGATAACTGTTGGGTTGCCGCCTTCGGGTCATGCTCCACAACAGAAACGCTTACACGCACAAGTTCTGGCTCTACACGTCAATCACGGTCTGGTGCAATATTTTTTGACAATAACACCGCAAAAACACCGGCTGGGAGTGTTACATCATCATTTGACGATACTATTGGTCTTAATGATTTGAGGATAATTGGCGTTTCAATTAAGCCATCAACGTCTTCTGCATCTAATAGTAACATGCTAGCGTTCTTCATTTGACAAATTAACAATTTTATGTTATAATACATATATGATTCCTCTAATTAAAGTAGACTACAATACAGGAAATACAATAACGATTCAGAACTTCTTTGAGTCTATTTACACTTCCTATCTCACTGGCGACCAGCAAGGTGGTATAACAGCAATGCAGGTAATAAATGGCTCTGCTTTCACTACCACTAATCCTTACGTTGTAATTGGTAACTTCGCCTCTGATACAGCTGAATTACGTTCAGTGTCTTCATCAACAGTATCGTCAGTAACAGTATCTTCTTCTACGTCTTTTGCACACGCTCAAGGTGAGCCAGTTCAGAATGTTCGTTATAACCAAGTTGTTATTGAGTCAGCTACCTCTCAAGGTGGCTCTTATTCAGTTCTTGCTACAATAAGTATAGATTGGACATCACAAAATACTGTATACCAACATGGAGCTGGATTATCCACTACATACTACCGAGTACGATTCCTTAATCAAGGCGCCACTGTATACTCAGCATACTCAGAAGAAGCGTCATCTGGTTCATTTGGCTCAACAACAGCTGGATACTTAATTGAACGAGCTAAGAGTCAAATGGGCGACACCACTGGTCTAACGGATACGTTTTTTGTTGGAGCTTTAAACGATGCTCGTAACTTAGCTAACACAAACTTTGGTTACGGTAGAATGAATGAATGGAGACAAAACTTCGAGTATCCTATTCAAATGCTTGCTGGAAGAAACTTTGTAACCCTACCTACAAACATTGACTTCGATGAGACAAACAGGACAATCCTAAACGCTCGATATGCACGACAGCAAGTAGCGGCTAATGTACCTTTGACATACGTTGACAAAAGACGATGGAACAGTGTATCATACATTAACCGTTACGCTCCTACGAGTGGAATCACAGCTATTTCTGCTACTTCAATTGTACTCACTAACTCTGGCGACTTCCCTGCTTCTGGAACTGTTTACGCTGCAACTGATGACCCTACGCAGTCTATTCTTACAATAACTTACACAGGTAACAACCTAGCCACAAATACATTGACAGGTGTCTCTGGTGTTACGCGAGCTCTACCTACAGGATGTCAGATTTGGGCTTACGCTACATTCTCTTACCCATTCTACTTCACAGTGTTTGACGGTAATATTTGGTTCGAACGCCCTATCCCCACATCACTACAGGGCAAGAATCTATACATAGACTACTATGAGAAACTAGCTGACCTAGAATATTTAACTGACGTAGTTCCTGAACACTACCGTAATATCTACATTGACTACATACGTTTTGCAATAAAGAAACGTAGAGATAACTCAATTGGAGAAGACGACCAAGACTACAAGAGATTCAAGGACTCTATTAACACAATGCTTGGCAATCCTTACACTGGTCAATCTCAAATCATCATAACCTAATATGGCTAAAGTAGTACAAGACATTACATTTGAACCAATAACAGAGGGGGTAATAGCAGACTCTACGGTGTCTTATTATGTAACACCAAAGAACTCAGTGTCATCGTGCGAGAATTTCAACAACGACATACTTGGAGTTTTAACATACAGAATCCCTTTGGGCTTACAGTTTGTACCAGAGGCTACTAATAACGTATCAGCGGTGTTATTTCAACCAGCGGCTTTGGCTAACAGAATTTACTATCAAGTAAATCAAAGTTTACTTTGGCGCGATGCTGGTTCACCAACAACAGCAACAACATATACAAGTATATTCCAGTCAAATTACCAACCAAGATATTCGATTATCCAAGGTAATTTACTCATGACTTGTGGTTCCCTTAGTGGAATTAAGTACACAACTGGAGCAGCGGCACCTACAGCAATTGCAGGTATTTCTGGTACACCAACAGATATAGACCTAATAGATGCTGGATTTGGTGGTCGTATTTGGTATGGTTCATCAACTAATGCAAACAACCGAGTTTACTACACAGACGTAATTCCTACCGCTGGCGTTGCTTCTACAACAGGTACCTCACAGTATCTAACAATCAACGCTAACAACGGTGACTATGTTACTGGTTTAATTCAAGGTCAGCAAGTTCTTTATGCCTTCACTGCTAACGGCATATTTAGAATCTACAACACCCAATCTCAAGACAATGTACCTTTAGCTTTTGTAGGAGCACCTAATCAAGAAAGTATCGCAAAAGGTACCGATGGAATATACTTTTACCACTCTACTGGATTTTACAAACTAACAGACGGAGGAACAGCTCAGCTTATAAGTAACAGAATTAAATCTATTATTCCAAGATACACTAACCCAGTTAGAGTTTGGTCTGTTGGAGACTTTGTGTACTTTTCATTCTACTATGACTTTAATACTGGCGGCGGTACTAACCTTGGTTCAAAAGTATTCAGATACACGATAAGCACACAGACATGGACAGTATACAACTTCTTTAAAAACATTATATACGCAACAACAACGTCACTTGACAGAAGCAATACACGAAGAACATATTTGTTCGGCTCATCAGGAGGTGCTAATTCTACATTTGCCTCTATATTCGAAGAGCAAGAACGTGGTGATGGCTCAATCTCTACATCGAATGCATCAGGAGATGATAATAGTGAAATTCAGATAATTGGCTCTTTTGAAACCAATTGGGAAAATTTTGGGATGGAGAGTCACATAAAACAAATAAATGGTATAGCATACCCTAGTTCAAATGCAACTGGTTTTGACGTTGCTTACCAGGTTGACAATGCTAACCCTAGTCATTGGATACCAATTGGAAAGTTATCAGACAAAACTATTACATTATTCAAAGACTTTGTGTCTGTACCTTTCAATAGAATCCGCTTTAGAGTAATGGGTCAGAAGAAGAACCCATACAGTGGTGGAAGTTTTTGTTCTATTGGAAGTCCTACAATAATGAAACTAACAGATAAAGGTTATGAATAACGATGAACAAGAGTTTATAAAGGATAATCCAGTAATACCAGTAAAGTTTACACCAAAAAACTCTGGTTCTTATTCGAGATTCATGCAGAGGGACACAATAAAGGCTGAATCTTCTAACGCCTTAGAACAAACTCTTGGAATCAAAGTTGGCGAAAAAGCACAGAACGCAAACACTCCTTACTACCAAGGACAAGTGGACTTTCCACAACCTTCAGTAGTCGGATTCGGTAAAGTCACATCAGCTGGTGCGAAATCAACACCATTCCTATCAGATAGATGGACTGTAACAAAGAACTCAACAGGAAATTACACTATAACACATAACATTGGATACACCAATTACGTTCCAATAGTTACAGCATCAGATA